CAGGCAGAGATACTTCGCCTGTTGCAGGATTTAGACTCAGCGACAAAACGCGAGTCCGCACAAAACGAGTATCTAAAATTTGTTCGACAGATGTGGCCTGCCTTTATTGGTGGCAGCCATCATGAGATTATGGCTAAAGCATTTGAGCGTGTTTGTAATGGCGAACTAAAACGCCTGATCATCAACATGCCTCCCCGACATACCAAATCTGAATTTGCCAGCTATCTGCTTCCGGCATGGTTCTTGGGCAGATACCCCGAGAAGAAAGTTATTCAAACTGCCCACACAGCAGAACTCGCTGTTGGCTTTGGCCGAAAAGTCCGAAACCTCGTGGGCGACGATGACTTCAAGTCAGTCTTCAAGGATGTCGCTCTGCGTCAGGATTCAAAGGCGGCGGGTCGTTGGAACACCAACAAAGGGGGAGAGTACTTCGCTATTGGTGTTGGTGGTGCTGTGACTGGTAAAGGCGCTGATCTTCTAATCATCGACGATCCGCACAGTGAACAAGAAGCGAGATCGCCTGATGCTTCTGTGTTTGACCCTGTGTACGAGTGGTACACATCAGGACCTCGCCAGCGATTACAGCCGGGTGGCGCAATCGTAATTGTTATGACCCGATGGCACCAAAGAGATTTGGCTGGTCAGATACTAAAAGCATCCCAGCAAAGAGACGGCAGTGATGAGTGGGAGGTCATTCAGCTTCCCGCAATCATGCCATCTGGTAATCCTCTTTGGCCTGAGTTTTGGTCTAAGGAAGAATTAGAAAAGCTGAAAGCGGAACTTCCTTCTTCCAAGTGGTCTGCCCAGTACCAGCAAGACCCGACTGCGGAAGAGAACGCGATCATCAAGAGAGAATGGTGGAGGCCTTGGGAGCATAAGAATCCACCTAATTGTGAGTTTGTAATCCAGTCTTGGGACACGGCTTTTCTCAAACACGAACGCGCTGACTATTCAGCATGTACTACGTGGGGTGTTTTTTACGATGAGGATGATGGCGCTAACATTATTCTTTTAGACGCCTTCAAAGAAAGAATGGAGTTCCCGGAACTTAAAAGCGTAGCGTATAAGATGTACAACGAGTGGGAGCCTGACGCCTGTATCGTAGAGGCAAAAGCAGCGGGTACTCCTCTGATATTCGAGTTACGCCAAATGGGTATGCCCATTGGTGAGTTCACTCCCTCGCGTGGCAATGATAAGATTGCACGAGTAAACGCAGTAAGTGATCTTTTTGCATCTGGCGTGGTTTGGACACCTCAAACTTCTTGGGCCGAAGAAGTGATCGAAGAGTTTGCTGCTTTCCCGGTGGGCGCTCATGATGACTTGGTTGATAGCAGCACTCAGGCTTTATTGAGGTTTAGGCAGGGGGGCTTTGTCCGAGTAGACTCCGATGAAGACGACGAGTTCATCCCGCGCATGAAGGCAGATTACTATTGAGCAATAAATCTGCCTTAACTAGTATTGATCCCTAAAGGATAAATTTATGGCTATTGAAAAAAAACTTGAAGAGAGCGAAATCGAATTAATGGACCCTGACACCAACGCTCAAGAAGTTGAGGTTGCGATTGTCAATCCTGAAGCAGTTGCCATTTCCACCGAAGAGGGTGGCGTAATTATTGATTTCGATCCTCAGACTGAAGACATACTACCGCAGGATCACGATTCTAACCTCGCAGAGCACATGGAGGAAGACGAGCTTCGGTCACTTGCCTCTAATCTTATTGGAGATTTTGAATCTGACAAAGACTCGCGTTCTGATTGGGCGAAAACATATGTCGAGGGGTTAGACCTACTCGGTTTGAACATTGATGACAGGACAACACCTTGGCCGGGTGCTTGTGGTGTGTATCATCCAATTCTTACTGAAGCGATTGTGCGCTTTCAGTCTCAGGCGATTATGGAAGTGTTTCCAGCCTCAGGTCCGGTAAAAACAAAAATTCTCGGCAAGATGACCGATGAGAAAGAAAAACAGTCCCATCGAGTGCGGGACTACATGAATTTTCTTTTGACAGACAAAATGACTGAGTACAGGCCAGAGATGGAGCAGTTACTCTTCAGCCTCCCTCTAGCCGGTTCTGCGTTCAAAAAAGTTTATTACGATGCTTCTATGGGGCGCATATGTACGTCTTTCGTTCCCGCAGAAGATTTTGTTGTTAGCTACGGGGCGTCTGATCTTCTGACCGCAGAGCGGTACACGCACATCATGCGGAAGACATCAAACGAGATCAGGAAGTTGCAGGTAGCGGGTCTTTACCGCGAGATGAAGATTGGCAACGCTCCTGACTTTGATACTGACATTCAGGAAAAGTACGACGAGCTAGAGGGAGAAAGCTCAACAGGAAGCTCAGATACCCGTCATCAGGTTCTTGAAATTCATGTCGATCTTGACCTTTCGGGGTATGAGGATGTTGGGGAAGATGGAGAACCAACTGAAATCGCGCTTCCTTACGTTGTAACTATTCTTCGATCAAATAATGAAATCCTGTCCATTCGCCGCAACTGGTACGAGGATGACGAGCAGAAAACCAAGCGTATGCACTTTGTGCATTATCAGTATATGCCGGGTCTTGGGTTCTACGGCTTTGGTCTAATCCATTTAATTGGAGGTATCGCAAAAAGTGCAACATCTCTCATGCGTCAGCTTATTGACGCTGGTACTCTTGCAAACCTTCCGGGCGGCCTGAAGTCTCGCGGACTCAGAATCAAAGGCGACGATACGCCAATTATGCCGGGTGAGTTCCGTGACGTTGACGTTCCCGGCGGTGCCATTAAGGACAACATAACTTTCCTTCCGTACAAAGAACCCAGTAATGTCCTGCACCAGATGCTTGGTGAGCTTGTCGAAGAGGGTCGCCGTTTCGCATCTCTGACCGATCTAAAGCTGGCAGACATGAAGCAAGATGCTCCTGTCGGAACAACGCTTGCTCTTATTGAGCGGTCAATGAAAGTTATGACTGCAATTCAGGCCCGACTTCATGCTTCTATGAAGCGTGAGTTTGTGCTCATTTCTGATCTTGTTCATGACTTTGGGGCAGACCAGAACTATGAGTACGAGTCAGATGATGACGTAGTTAAAGCGGAGGATTTTGACGGTAGGTTGGACATTATTCCTGTCAGCGATCCCAACGCATCCACCATGAGCCAGAGGATTATGCAGTATCAGGCTGCGTTGCAGCTATCTCAGCAAGCGCCACAGATGTATGATCTTCCTGAGCTTCATCGCCAGATGCTTGATGTGTTGGGCATCCAAGACGCGGATTCAATTATTCCCTTGTCCGAGGATGCTACCCCGCGTGATCCAGTCTCTGAGAATATGGACGTATTGAACGGCAAACCACTTAAAGCGTTCTCTTATCAAGATCACGATTCTCATATTCAAATTCATATGAATGCAATTCAAGACCCGAAGATACAACAGCTTGTTGGTCAAAGCCCTATGGCGGGAACGATACAGGCAGCTATGGCAGCCCACATTCAAGAGCATCTCGGCTACAAGTATCGCAGAGAAATCGAGAAAGAGCTTGGTGTAGAATTGCCGCCTGAGAACGAGCCGCTTCCAGAGGATGTTGAAGTCAAGTTGTCTCGTCTTGTGGCTGAAGCGTCTGATCGACTGTTCCGCAAAGATGTTATGGAAGAGCAAATGCGAGAGAATCAGGAAAAACTTAATGATCCTGTATTCCAGTTGCAGCAGCAAGAGCTTCAGCTTGAAGCGGCTGATCTTGAGCGTAAGGCTCAGACCGATACAGCCCGGATGGTAGCTAAGATGAAAGAAGCTCAGATGCGTCAGGAGACGGAGCTTATCAGAATCAAGTCTCAAGAAAGAATGGAAGGTGCGCGTTTAGGCGTTCAAATAGCGCAAGAGTCTCTTGAGTCTCAGCAGCGTAAGGAAGACGCCAGCAAAAAACAGGTTCTGGATACTGCAAAAATTCTTGCTGATGTCGGAAAAAACTTGATGGGGCCGAATAATAGCAATACAAATAACTCAGGTTAAAAATAACCTGAGGGTGCGAATTGGCGATCATTGAAAATGTTTATGAGGTTTTTCAAAAAAACCTTAGGTCTTCGATGAATGAGAAGGCCGACTTCTTGGCTACCGGTGGTGCGCGTAGCTTTGAAGAGTACCACAAGATTGTGGGCGTAATAGAGGGACTTGCCTTGGCAGAGAGAGAGCTTCTTGATCTGTTTGAGGCCTTGCGTAAAGGAGAAGAAGATGAGTAAAGAAAAAGTTGTAGAACTGGACGAGGCCCGAAAAGCAAAGGCTTTGCCAGAGCCTGTTGGCTACAGAATTTTAATTGCGATACCAGAAAAAGAACAGAAAACCGAAGGCGGTGTTTTGTTGCCTGAAGATACGCGAAAGCGTGAAGAGGCAGCAAGCATGGTCGGGATGGTTTTGAAAATAGGGCCTGACGCTTATAAAGATACCGAAAGGTTTCCGAACGGCCCTTGGTGCAAGGAGGGTGACTTTATTCTCATGCGCTCTTACTCAGGAACACGAATAGAAATTCATGGGCAAGAGTTCAGAGTTATAAATGATGACTCCGTTGAGGCTGTTGTTGAAGACCCAAGGGGGATCAAAAAGGTATGAGCGATCAAAATTTAGCGGAAGACCAAGTCGAGCAGTTAGAGGTTGATTTAGATATCGACCCAGATGCCGTTGAGGTCGAAGTAGTAGACGACACTCCTGAAGTGGATCGGAATCGTCCAGTCAGGGCGGATGGCTCTGAAGAATCTGAAGAAGGTGATTTGGAAGAGGGTCAACTTAGTCAACGTATTCAAAAGCGTATTGGAAAGTTGCGCTATGAGTACAATGAAGAGCGGCGAGAAAAAGAACGCTTCCAGAGAGAAAACAGTGAAGCCGTTAACTACGCCAAACAAATTCAAAGCGAAAATGAGTCGTTAAAAAATCAACACTCTGAGTTAAGGCGTCTCCTGTATGATCAGGTCGCGGCCAAGACCGACAGTGAGATTGAAGGTGCTAAACGGCAATATCGAGAGGCTTATGAGACGGGGGACACGGATGCCGTTGTCACCGCCCAGTCTGAACTGAGCAGACTTCATGCAGAGAGGGTTCGCTATTCTTCTGAAGCAGATGCTTTTCAGCAGCCTGTCCCGTCTGAGGCTCAACAACAGCCACAGCCAGCACAGCAGATTCAACCTCCTGATCCTATGGCAGTTGATTGGTTAAAGAGAAATGCATGGTTTCAACAGCCCGGTCACGAGGAGATGACTGGTTTTGCTGTTGGGCTGCATGAGAAGCTCGTTAAACAGGGGGTAGACCCTCGTAACAATCCGGGCTATTATGAACAGATAGATTCTGCCCTACAGGGGCAGTTTTCGGAATTCTTCGGGGAAGGCAGTACTCCTGCTAGTGAAACTCCGACTTCTCGAAGAACTCCGGTGGTCGCGCCGACTAAAAGGGGGTCAGGTGCATCGCCGCGCAAAGTGGAGTTGACTAGCACCCAAGTTTCTCTCGCTAAGAAATTGGGTATATCGCCTCAACAGTACGCGGTACAGCTTATGAAGGAGATGAGTAATGGCTGACGTTAGAGGAACAGAGCGCAAACCAAGACAGGCACAGGCCCGCGAAACACAGGTGCGTGATAAAGCGTGGGAACCGCCGCAAGTTCTACCTGATCCCGAGCCGCAGGAAGGCTTCGTCTTTCGGTGGATTAGGACAGCAACTCTTGGAAACGCCGATAACGTGAATACGTCGAAGCGGTTTCGAGAGGGATGGGAGCCTGTAAAGTCAGAAGATCATCCCGAATTGATGCTACAGTCTGACCACGATAGTAAGTGGGGCGGTTCTGGAAACATCGAAGTGGGGGGTTTGCTACTTTGCAAGACTACCATCGACAATGTAGACGCACGTAATGAGTATTACGCGCAAGCGGCAGCTAGGCAGGTTGAGTCTGTTGACAATAACTATATGCGCGAGAGTGATCCTCGAATGCCAAAGCTGAACGAATCTTCTAGTAGAGTTTCTTTTGGTAGTGGCAGGAAACCGGATTGATCTTTTTGGTTTAATCTTTGTCTTCTTTGGAAGGAGAACACGGTATGGCTACCACTGCTACACCACATGGTTTTCGTCCTGTCGGCTTACTTGGAGGTGGCACTTGGTCTGATGCAATTCGCCACATCAAAATTGCCAGCAACTACGGAACCGCTATCTTCTATGGGGACGTTGTCAAGCTCGTTAGCTCCGGTACTGTTGAAAAGGACACCGGAACGACTGCGATGACGCCTTGTGGAATCTTTGTTGGAGTTCGTTACACGGACCCCAGCACGAGCCAACTCACCTTTGCACAGCACTATCCTGCTAATACTGTGGCTGATGACATCATGGCTTATGTCTGTGATGATCCGAATGTCGTATTTCAGGCTCAGGCTGATGAGGCGATTGCTCAGACTGGACTCGGCAATAATGTTGCTGTCGTACAGACTGCTGGCTCGACTGCGATTGGAACGAGTAGGAATGCTATTGACGGCGGCAGTATCGCGGTCACTAAAACTCTTCCAGTCCGTATCATCGA